TCACCAGCGTTGCAACGCTTGGCAATTCAAATGTTGGCACGATTACGGCTAAGAACGGCGGAACGACCTATGCACAGATTGCTATTGGTGTCGGTAAGACACAGATGGCAATTTATACGGTGCCAGCGGGTTACTCGTTCTTCTTGAACCGCATCGACGTGTTTGCATCTAACCCATACACATCTTCTAACAACCTGACTTTTACTAACTGGCAGCAAAATGCCAATTCCAAGGTCGCGCTCAACGTAGCGCAGTCGCCATTTACCAGCATCTTGGACATTCATCGGCAATATCCGCTGATTTATACGGAAAAAACAGACATCCAGTTCCGCGTTAATACAAACGCCGGAACTTATGCTGTCGGCGCATTTGGTGAGGGCGTTCTGGTTGCAACTGACGGAACTCTCTAATGGCCACGAGCGGCACCTACACGTTTAATCCGTCGCTTGGTGAGATTGTACTCTATGCGTACAATCTCTGCGAAGTGCGCAATACGGCTATTGCCCAAGAGCACATGGAAGCCGCACGGATGTCCACAAACCTGCTGCTGGCCAATTGGGCCAACCGGGGCGTAAACCTGTGGGCCGTCGATCTCGTGACGGTAAACTTCAACCAGACCCCAACGATTACCAAGGCTACCGGCAACGGTTCAACGGCCACGCTGACCTATGCCACGCCCAACACCCCTGTATACACAATAGGTACACAGATTACCGTGGCAGGCACCGGCATTGTAGACGGCTTGCAGACGGTTACGGCGAGTTCCAACGGTTCGGTGTCCTTTTCATCCTCGGTTGTTGGAACTTCTACCGGCGGCACGATCTCGACATCGACGCCAGCGGCCACGTACTCGATTGACCCAAACACCGTCGTGATGCTCGATGCCTACGTGGAAAACACGTCAAATGCTGCGCAGCCCATCGACCGCATCATTCTTCCGGTGTCACGCACGGAATATGCGTCTTATCCCAACAAGCAGCAGGTGGGCTTTCCTACCGTGTTCTGGATGGATCGCCTTATTGCACCGCAGGTGACGCTGTGGCCGGTGCCGGATAGCACGTCATCGCAGACGCTGAAATATTACCGCGTCCGCCAAATCCAAGACGCCGCCTATACCGGTGGGCAGACGGTCGAGATCCCATACCTTTGGTTGGAAGCGTTTGCCTACAATCTGGCTCTGCGCCTCGCCATCATCTGGAATGCCGCAAAGGTGCAATTGCTGAAGCCGCTGGCTGATGAGGCCTATTCCGTTGCTGCCGAGCAGAATGTGGAAACGGCGCAGCAGTACATAAGCCCTCAAATTCAGGGGTATTTTCGGTGACCGGTTTATTTTATGTTTACGAGCAGTAGAATAAGCGCGGGTGGACACAAGTTTGAATACGTTAGGACCGCATAATGGGGTATGCTTCTCAATTAGGCCGTGCATCAATAAGCTCTCGCAATCCGAGGGCGGCAGCTCAATGCGACCGGTGTGGTTTTATTTACAATCATCATCAACTGCAGTGGCAGTTTGACTATGCTGGCGCTGGCCTTATCAACAAGCGCATTCTGGTGTGCAACCCGTGCTTGGACACTCCTCAGGCTCAATTAAGGTCGATTATTCTTCCTGCCGATCCAGTGCCGATTGAGAACCCGCGTGTGCAGGACTATGCAGCGGCTGAAACCGACAATATCGCGATCAATGCGCCGACGGTGACTGACTTCTGGACTGGCATTCCTATCCCATCGACAACGGATATCGTCACGCAAAGCGGCCAAAACGTCACAACTCAAGTTGTAGGCAAGCCGACTGGCCTTGATCAGAACGCCGTCATGCCGCTGTTAAACCAGTCGCATTACCGTGTGGTGCTATCCCCGCTGTCTGTGTCCTCGCAGACCGGCACCAGCACGATCACGGTGACGTTTTCATCGGCACATGGCCTTAGCACCAACGACCAAATCGCAGTCGAAGGCCTGACAAACAACAATGCAGATGGCATTTATAGCGTCACGGTTACGACTGCCACGGCCTTTACATATCAGGTCAACAATGCTATACCCGCAGGTGGGTTGCTTCAGGGCACCACCTTGATGGTTACGGCCTTGGTTGGCTTGCCATACAACTACAACCAGATACCGCTGACTGGACCCACGACATGAGCAATACGACTGTCACGAGTCTTCCGGTTCTTACGACCCTTAGCGGATCATCTGAAATCATGGTTGTGCAAAATGGCGTTTCTTCAACCGCCACAGCGCAGCAGATTGCTAATCTAAATGCTAATGGCGGCACTGTAACGTCAATTACTGCTCAGTCACCTCTTTCAGGCGGTACAATTACGACGACCGGAACTATTGGTGTCACCGATTCAAGCATCACGAATCAATACCTTTCGACGATGCCAGCCAACACCATTAAGGGTAACAACACTTCTGGTGTGGCAGCGGCTAAAGACCTAACTGTTGCTCAAACAATGACATTGTTAGGTGCTGCCCCCCTTGCTTCACCTGCATTTACGGGTACACCTACTGCGCCAACGCCTTCATCGGGCGATAATAGTACTACGTTGGCTACTACGGCGTTTGTTAAAGCGCAATCTTATGGGACTGGCACGGTTACGTCGGTCACGGCTGGTAATGGTTTATCTGGAGGTACGATAACCACTACTGGCACAATTTCTTTGCCCACGACAGGTGTCTCTGCAGCAACATATGGTTCTACAACAGCTGTTCCTGTTATTGCAGTGGACACTTATGGCCGCATCACGTCGGCATCAAACACGACAATTACGCCATCTAACATTGGTGCGGCATCGGCCTCAACGACCATTACGGCTGGCACAGGGTTGTCTGGCGGCGGAGACCTTTCTGCAAATCGTACGTTGGCGTTGGCTTCAGTAAGTGGTTATGCCATTCTTTCCAACACGTCCAACGTATCCGCAGTCCCAACGGGTAATTCATTATCGTCTATTTTGGACGCTGTTATTGGATCCGCTCAGGGTTCATTAATTTTCCGTAGCGGTACTCAGTGGACGGCTTTATCACCGGGCGTTTCGGGGCAACTTTTAAAAACTGGCGGAGCCAGCGCGAACCCTTCTTGGGCAACGGTATCTGGCGCTGGTACGGTTACGAGCGTTGATGCTTCTGGCGGCTCTACCGGTCTTACGTTTAGTGGTGGGCCTATTACGGTTTTAGGTACGCTGACGTTAGGTGGCACGTTAGGTGTTGCAAATGGCGGCACAGCTCTTGGAACTACTCCAGCTAACGGCCAGCTTCTTATTGGCAATGGCACTGGATATGCGCTTGCGACGTTAACAGCCGGTTCAAACATCACCATTACGAATAGCGCGGGTGGTATTTCGATTGCATCTTCTGGCGTGTCAACTTTCTCAGCGGGAACTACTGGATTTACGCCATCAACGGCGACAAATGGCGCGGTAACGCTTGCTGGTACGCTTAATGTTGCAAATGGCGGCACTGGTTTGACGGTTACGCCTACCAATGGTCAAATTGATATCGGTAATAGCACTGGGTTCACCCGATCTACAATTACGGCTGGCACAGGCATTACGATTACCAATGGTGCTGGTTCGATTAGCATCGCCAATGCCGGTGTAACTTCATTTTCAGCTGGAACAACGGGATTTACACCATCTACGACCACCACGGGTGTAGTTACTCTTGCTGGTACGCTTGCAACGACAAATGGTGGCACTGGACTAACGTCATTTACGTCTGGCGGTGCGGTTTATGCTACGTCTACATCAGCCTTGACCACTGGCACACTACCCGTAACGTCAGGCGGCACTGGGCAATCCTCTTCATTGACGCAATACGGCGTTATTTACGGCGCATCAACTACTGCTCAGGGTATTACGGCAGCCGGTACAACTGGGCAAATCCTTATTGCCACGTCCGGTGGAGCACCATCTTGGTCATCTACAATTCCATCCACCGCTGGCGTCACATCAATTACATTTGGAACCACCGGTTTAACGCCTAACACTGGAACGACTGGCGCAGTCACTGTCGCTGGAACACTGGTTGCGGCTAACGGTGGTACGGGTCAGTCGTCTTATACCATCGGTGATTTGCTTTATGCGTCGTCATCAACAGTGTTGTCCAAATTAGCAGATGTCGCAACGGGTTCTGTATTAGTTTCAGGCGGTGTTGGTACTGCTCCAGCCTATTCAGCCACGCCTACGCTTACGTCATTAACTGCTGCATCTTATTTTGGTGGAACGGCAGCATCTTCGTCATTAACGCTTCAATCCACCACTGGTGCGGGTACGACTGATAGCATTCTCTTTAAGACAGGTAATAACGGAGCTGTAACGGCTCTTACAATTGCCTCGAATGGTAATGCTACGTTCTTGAGTACTTCCACGACAGCTATCGGTACATTGTCTCTCACGAATGCCTTGACAGTTGCAAGTGGTGGTACGGGCGCGGCTACATTTACGGCTAATGGCATCATTTATGGTAATGGAACAAGTGCGCTTGGCGTTACGGGCGTTGGAACTACGGGTCAAGTTCTTGTAGCTACAACGGGTAGTGCTCCTTCGTGGGGTGCAATTCCATCAACTGCTGCTGTTACATCAATTACGTTTGGTACAACGGGCTTAACGCCATCTTCGGCCACAACAGGCGCTGTTACGGTTGCAGGTACTCTTGTCGCAGCCAATGGCGGAACGGGTCAATCATTTTATACCGTTGGCGACTTATTGTACGCTTCCGCCTCTACGACATTATCCAAGTTGGCGGATGTTGCCACGGGTTCAGTTCTGGTGTCGGGCGGTGTTGGTGTTGCTCCTTCATGGTCTGCATCCCCAACATTAACCAATTTAACTACACCTTTGGTTATCGGTGGAACAACTGCTTCGTCCACATTAACGCTTGAATCCACGTCTGGTGTTGGTACGTCTGATAGCATTATTTTCAATACGGGTAGCCAAGTTACGGCTATGACGATTGGAACCGCGCAGAATATTACGATTGGAACGACTGCGGCTGTTGCTGGACAAACGCTTCGTCTTGGAAAAAACATAACCGGAGCAACAGCAGCCTACGGAATTGCTAATCTTGGAACTGTGCAATCTGATGTTACATCAACGGCAAATTATTATTTTACGCAATTGAATACATCTGCCGCAGCATTTACACTTGCAGGTCTATTCCATTATGCAGCCACTCAAAACACAATTGGTATTGGGTCACAAATTACAAACCAATATGGTTTTTCAGCAGCAGCAACTTTAACTGGTGCAACAAATAATTATGGCGTGTATAGCAACCTTCCATCCGTAACCACCGCCACAATCAGCAACGTAGCCGCTGACGGTACGACTGCAACTATCACGACATCTGCGGCGCATGGATACGGTACAGGCCAATCCGTCATTGTGGCGGCAACTACCAATACATCCCTGAATGGCACGTTTACCATTACGTCTGTGCCTTCAACCACGACATTTACCTATCTTGTTGCTGCTACGGTTACGTCTCAGGCAGATACAGGCAGCACATACGTTAATACTGGTAGGTATAATTTTTATTCGGCTGGCACTGCACCAAATTTTTTTCAAGGTTCTTTAGTAGCTAGTGGCGGAAATAATACAGGCGCCCCTGCTCCATCAACAACTAGTGCTTTTGGTTTTAGAGTTGGTGGCTCTTCAATTTATACAGACATTGTTTCTTCTGGAACAGTCAACGTTGCTCCTATAACTTCTTTTGTAGCTGGAACATACGCTGCGCGTAACACAGTTACATACACAACTGCCGCCAATGTTTACATCAATGCAGCGCCTACTGCTGGCACAAACGTCACCCTAACCAACGCATATGCTCTGTATGTGGCAGCGGGTGCTACATATTTAGGCGGCGCAGTAACATCTGCAACCAGCACGACATCGCCTCTTATTATTGGCGGCACGACCGCATCATCCACGCTGACGTTAGAATCCACGTCCGGCGCGGGTACGACTGACGCGATCTTATTTAAGACGGGCAGTCAAGCTGAAGCCATGCGTATCAATACCTCCGGCAACGTAGGCATTGGGACGAGTTCGCCGGGTACGGGAGCTATTGTAGACGTTCAATCAACGACTAAAGGCGTCCGTTTTCCAAATATGACCACTACTCAGAAAACAGCAATTACACCAGCTGCGGGTACGGTTGTTTTTGATACTACTCTTGCAAAACTATGCGTCTATACCGGCGCTGCTTGGCAAACCATAACTTCTGTTTAAGGAAATTGAAATGGCGACCACCTATACATGGGCATTTCCAACCCTTACCGCATATCCTCAGTCTGAAGGTCAGACAGACGTTGTTTACACCGTGCACTGGGTTCTAACTGGCACTGACGGCACCCACACGGGTTCTGTCTACGGCACGGTTGGCCTAACCTACGTCGCCGGTTCGGCGTACACGCCATACGCCAACTTGACTGAAGCTCAGGTGCAGAATTGGACGACAACTACCCTTGGCGCAGAACAAGTTGCTGCTTTAGAAACCAATATTGACGCACAGATCCAACAACAGATCACGCCTACTAGCGTCAATCTACCGCCGCCTTGGAGCGCATGATGAACCTAGACTGGCAACAAATCGTTAACCTCCTAATGACCGCAGGATTTGCGTCAGTCGGGTATTTTTACGCCCAAATTGTCAGCGACGTTAAAAGAGACCGTCAGATGATTAATGACATGCGAGTTGACCTTCCGACAAAATATGTCAGCAAGGACGATCTTATGTCGCATCTAAACCGGATTGAGAGTATGCTTACCAAAATTTTTGACCGTTTAGAACAGAAGGTGGATAAGCCATGAGCACGACAACAAACACTGGTCTTAACCAACCCGCATATAATAGTACATCTCCAACATGGGATCAGCCGTTAAATTTTAACGAGACAATTCTTGATGCTGTCCTTGGAAACACAACTTCTGTTGCTATGCCTACAGGTGCGTCTAGCACAACAACGCTTACAGGGCCATCTTCCTCATCTTCTTTAGGCCAAACGCAAGCCATGCGTATTGTTCTGACGGGCGCGTTATCTGCTAATCAAATTCTTCAATTTCCTTCCGGCGTTGCAGGGAAATGGGTTATTTATAACACTACATCTGGTTCATTTTCAGTGACAGTATCATCAGCCGGTGGCGGTACTGCTGTTTCAGCCCCACAGGGTTTTAATGTTTCTGTTTATTCAGATGGTACAAATATTCGGTATACAGATGATGGCGTACTTAGCAGTAATGTTAGCAACGCAACAGCAACTGCAACCGGTGCGACTACGGCCAGAACAATAGCGAACTATTTTGCTGATGTTTTAAACGTTTTAGATTTTGGTGCCGACCCTACTGGCGCAACGTCATCTGTGACGGCATTTCAAAATGCTATTAACGCAAAAAGCACAAGTCAAATTCAAGTAATTTATGTCCCCAGTGGGACATATCTTGGAGATATGACAACTCTGTCTTATGGGACAGGAATGGTTGTGTGGCAAGAACAAGGTAACGTAACCTATTCAACGGCTGCTCCATCTGGTGAATTTTGTGTAAGAAACAACACGACTGTTTCTGGTGATAACACCAGAGCTTGGAGCTATGGTTTTAACGGTCTTCAATATGATTATAAAACAGGCACCAATAGACCTGTTTTGCGTATTTCAAGAACCAACAATGCCGCAACAACGCCTACTGGCAATTATGGCACCGTTTCAATTCAAAATAGCGTAAACAATACATCTGGACAATTATCAAACAATGCTATTGAAAATTGTTTGGTAATGGAACTTGACGTGTATACCAATGCCACAAGTGCAGCTTCACCTGCATTTGGTATAATTCAAGGAACAATGTTCAAATACAATATAAGTTATGGAAGTTTTATTGCTTCTAACTTTGTAGCTAGAGATCAAACTACTCGCGGAAGTTCTAATTCTCTTGGTTCTTTAGTTGCAATGGAATTGGATGTTGTTGCTAGTGGACCAGATACATCAAGCAGAATTGGTTTAGATATTGTTGGAAGAGGATATAATTCATCATCAGATGGTTCTACATCTATGTATGCTGGGTGCAGAGTTCGCCCTGCAAATTCTGGCGTTGTTACCAATGAACCAATGGCAATAACGTATGGATATAAAACTGAAGTTAATTCTCTTGGTTCAATAACTAATCATTTTTTTGCTGACGGGCCTTGCAGTACTAACGGTTATCATTTTTTAGCAGTGTCAGATGGTACTGTTCAAGGTAAAGCAAAAATTGGAAGTCAAAGAAATACAAATGGGCAAACAATTGCACAGCTTGAATTTGCAGGATGGAATACATCAAACGTATTAACAAGTTATACAGGTCTGTATACTACAATTAGTGATTCAACTGCTGGAAGCGAAGACGGAACATTAACAATAAAATCTTTTGTTTCTGGAGTAAACACTTCTGAAGCTGCATTTCATAATGGTGTAGTTGTAGGTTCTGCTACAGGCAACGCTCTTGGAACTGGCAAAATAAACGTGTCTGGAGGTGTCTACCTTAATGGTACTGCCTATACCAACCCTGACTACGTTTTTGAAAAAGCCTACACAGGTCAAATTGTTAAATTTGCCGATAAATTAGGCGCTGACACTTACGTCTCAAGAACAATTGAAGAAACCGAACAATACACTAAAGACAATCTTGCGTTGCCCGGTTTTGGGCAAGATCACGGATTGGATTATCTTAATGGCGCTGAAATGTTGCTGGCAAGACTTGAAGAAGCGTATCTTTATATCTTTCAATTAAATGAAAGAATTAAAATTTTAGAAAAGAGTTAATTATGAACATTGATTTTGAAATAACTCAAAACGGATACACGCTTCGGGATGCTTTAGTGCTTTCTGATGACAACACATTAACCGATGCTGAAATCGAAACTATGAAGCAAGCTCGGTTTGATAATTGGTACGCTATTATGATAACGTGGTCGTAACATGATATTCACTTGGACGTTTCCCCAGTTCATCGTTAACCCAACGACCGACGGTTTGACCAACATGGTTACGGCGGTAAATTGGGTTTGCACTGGCACGGATGGCACAATCTCGTCATCTGCATCTGGTACAGCAAAACTAGGTACACCTAACCCAGCAGAATTTGTCCCGTATGCTGACATCACATATGCAATGGCTTATGCATGGGTATCGGATTGCATTAGTATGCCAGCCGTAGAAACTGGGCTTGCTGCACAAATAACACAGTTATCTCAGCCTGTATCACAACCGCAATTGCCACCTTTCTAAGAGGATAAAATGGAAAACCTTGAACTTGATCTTAAATTAACTGTCGCTCATGTTAATGCAATTTTAAAGCATCTGGCTAACGGCGTTTACGCTGAAGTTGCGGATGTTATTGCAGCACTTCATGGGCAAGCTAAGCCACAAGTAGAATTAGCAGCGTCTACTGCCGCAACAGAAGCTCCAGCCGAAACTCCAGCAGAGTAAATATTATGGCATTTGGTATAGACGACGCAATTGGTGCGGGACTTCAAATCATCAATAAGTTTATACCTGATCCGAATCAAAGGGCGGACGCAGAGGCATCTTTGCGTTCGTCTTTACAGGGCTGGGACGAACAACAAAATCAGGTGAATGCAAATGAAGCACAATCGTCTTCTATTTTTGTTAGTGGCTGGCGGCCTGCTATTGGGTGGGTTGGCGC